ACGCAAGAGGTGAACAACCTGTAGAAAAATATAAAGATGAATTATCTATTAACGGTGATTTGTCTTATCTTAATTTAGACTGGAAACCAGTTCCTATTATATCTAAATTTGTTGACATACTAGTTAATGGTATTTCTAATAAAAACTACGAAATAAATGCATATGCTCAAGATCCTGAATCTTTAGCGAAAAGAACTAATTACGCTGAGATGCTAGCACAAGATATTTTTGCTAGAGAAACAATGAACCAAATAGTAGAAAAACTAGATTCTTCTTTATTTAATACAACAATTCCAGAAAGTAAACTTCCTCAAGATGAAACTGAGTTAGAATTACATATGCAACTTAGTTATAAACAGGCTATAGAAATTGCTGAAGAAGAGGTGATAAATCAAGTACTAGATACAAATAGATGGGAGTTAACTAAACGAAGAATTAATTATGATTTAGTTACTTGTGGTATTGGAGCTTGTAAAACTAATTTTAATCTTTCTAATGGTATAACAGTTGATTATGTTGATCCAGCTTATTTAATATATTCTTACACAGAAGATCCAAATTTTGAAGATATATATTATGTAGGTGAATTAAAACCAGTTACTTTAGCTGAAATAGCAAAGCAATTTCCTAGATTAGATAATTCTACATTAGAAAAAATACAACAACAACAAGGAAGTAGAAGTTACATGTATGGGTATGGTAATGGTCCATCAGATCAAAACACTATCCCATTATTATATTTTGAATACAAAACTTATAGCGAACAAGTATTTAAAATAAAAGAGACAGAATATGGATTAGAAAAGGCATTAGAAAAACCTGATACTTTTAATCCACCAGAAAATGATAACTTTGAAAGAGTAGGTAGAACTATAGAAACACTATACAGAGGAGTTAAAGTTCTGGGTACTGATATTATGTTAAGATGGGAGTTATGTCCTAATATGACTAGACCTAAAGCTGATACTACAAAAGTAGAAATGAACTATGCTATTTGCGCACCAAGAATGTACAAAGGTAGAATTGAGTCTACTGTTGGTAGAATAACTGGTTTTGCAGATATGATTCAATTAACACATCTTAAACTACAACAAGTTATAGCTAGAATGGTACCAGATGGTGTATTTTTAGACATGGATGGTTTATCTGAGGTTGATTTAGGTAATGGTACAAATTATAATCCAGCAGAAGCACTTAACATGTATTTCCAAACTGGTTCTGTTGTAGGTAGATCACTTACTCAAGATGGCGATGTTAATAGAGGTAAAATACCAATACAAGAGTTATCTACAGGATCTGGACAAGCTAAAATACAAAGTTTAATATCTACTTATAATTATTATTTACAAATGATAAGAGATGTTACTGGATTAAATGAAGCAAGAGATGGTAGCACACCAGATAGAGATACTTTAGTAGGTTTACAAAAAATGGCAGCTAATGCTTCTAATATTGCTACTAAACATATTAATAACAGTAGTTTGTTTTTAACTTTAAGAATGTGTGAAAACATATCTAAAAAAGTTAGCGATATGCTAGATTATCCTTTAACAGCTAATTCATTAAAAAATAGTATAACTAATTTTAATAGTATTACTTTAAAAGAAGTAGATAAATTAAACTTACATGACTTTGGTATTTTCTTAGATCTTGAACCGGATGACGAAGAAAAAGCGCAATTAGAACAAAACATACAGGTTGCTTTATCAAGCGGAGGTATTGACTTAGAAGATGCTATTGAAATAAGACAAATACGTAGTTTAAAATTAGCTAATCAAATGCTAAAATTACAACGTAAAAAGAAACAACAGTACGAAAGACAGATGCAGTCTGAAATGGCTCAACAACAAGCTTCAGCTAATACTCAAGCTACTCAAGCAGCTGCAGAATCTGAAGTACAAAAGCAAGAAGTTTTAACTAATCAAAAAATAAACTTTGAACAAGCTAAATCTCAAATGGAAATAGAACGTATGAGAAGCGAGGCTGAAATCAAACGTCAATTAATGGCGGAAGAGTTTAACTATCAAATTCAGTTAGAGCAAATGAAAGGTCAAAGAGAAACAAATAGAGAAGCACAAATAGAAGATCGTAAAGATAAAAGAACAAGAATAGCAGGGTCACAGCAAAGTGCTATGATAGATCAAAGACAAAATGATTTAATGCCTACTAATTTTGAACAACAAAGCCAAGAGAGCGCAATGCCTCAAGCTTAATTATTAATTATTTAATTATATTATATTATGGGAAACCAAAAAGCGGCCCTAGAGGTCAAACAAGAGGGTGACTTTAAAATAAAGTCAAAACCTAAGCGTAAAGCTAAAGATTTAGGACATGTAACAAATGCTCCTGCAAAAATCGATTTAACAACTCCAGAAGCTACAGGAGAACTAGTTCCTAATGTAGCTAAAATGGATTTAACTAAAAAACCTAAAGAAGATGCCATTCCAGAGTCAAAAACAACAGGACTATCTGATGATAAACGAGCCGAAGGTTTACAGCAAGTGGATGAAGGCGTACGGTCCGTACAAGAGCAAAAGCCCGATACAGATGTTAAAGTCGATGCTCCATTCGAACAAGTAATAGAAGAAATTATTGAAACTGATGAAGTTGAAGTAAAGAAAGAAGATAAACCTCAATTAATAGAAACACCTAGTTTACCAGAAAATGTAGAAAAATTAGTTTCATTTATGAATGAAACAGGTGGAACGGTAGAGGATTATGTGGAGCTTAATAAAGATTATTCTAAACTAGACAATGATCAAGTATTAAAAGAATATTTAAGAAAAAATAAACCTCATTTAGATAAAGATGATATCGATCTTATAATGGAAGATTATAAAATAGATGAAGATTTAGACGAGGAAAAAGAAATACGAAAAAAGAAGTTAGCATACAAAGAAGCTGTTGCTAGTGCTAAACAGGATTTAGAAAATAAAAAATCTCAATATTATGCTGAGATTAAGCAACGTCCTGGAGTAACACAAGAGCAGCAAAAAGCTGTGGACTTTTTTAATCGTTTTAATAAACAGCAAGAAACTATAAAGCAATCACAAGAGCTTTTCAAAAAAAGAACTAATAATTTATTTCAAACTGATTTCAAAGGTTTTGATTACGAGGTTGGAGATAAAAAATTTAGATATAAAGTAAAAGATCCTGTGAAAATAGCTGAAAGTCAATCTAATATTAAAAACTTTGTTGACAAGTTTGTCGATAAAGAAGGAGCTATTAGTGACACTGAAGGTTATCATAAAGCTTTATATGCTGCGATGAATACAGATAAACTAGCCACTCATTTTTATGAACAAGGCAAAGCGGATGGTATTAAGAATTTAGTACAACAATCTAAAAATCCAAGTGCAGAAGCACCAAGGCAGGTTGCCAGTGGGGACGTCTTTGTAGGAGGATTTAAGGTTAAAGCAGTTAGTGGAGCTGATTCATCAAAATTGAGAATAAAAAAAAGAAAATTTAACTAATTAAAAACTAAAATTATGGCTTTAACCCCACAGTTTGGAAGTTTAGTACCTTCGCAAACTCAACAATTGCTAGCTACTAATTATTTGCAATGGACAAATAATGGTGGTGGTGCAGGTATACCAGCTAATTTCAGTGATTTTGCGGCGCAATATCTACCTGAAATTTACGAACAAGAAGTAGAAAGATATGGTAACAGAACGTTATCTGGTTTCTTAAGAATGGTCGGTGCTGAATTACCAATGACAAGTGACCAAGTAATCTGGTCTGAACAAAATAGATTACATATTGCATATGATAACTGTACATTTGTATCTGCTACAGGAGTTGTTACTATTAACCCAGGTGCAGTTGCGGGAGTAACTAACGTTATTTCTGTAAACTCAACTGTTGTTATCATGGATGACTTTGGCGCAGAAGCAAAATGTTTTGTAAGTGCTAGTGTACCTGGTGCTGCTGGAACAATTACTGTACAACCTTACACAGCTGCTAACTTAGCAGGATCTGGATTAGTAGGTGCTGTAAAAGTATTTGTATACGGTTCTGAATATGCAAAAGGATCAACAACACCTAACTACAACGCTGCTACAGCGCCTGCTGGTTATATTAGTGTTACTCCTTCATTCACTCAATTCTCTAACAACCCATTAATCATTAGAAGTAAATATACTGTTAACGGTTCTGACACTGCTCAGATCGGTTGGGTAGAAGTTGCTACTGAAGATGGAACTGGTGGTTACTTATGGTACCTAAAAGCTGAGTCTGAAACAAGACTAAGATTTGAGGATTACCTAGAAATGATGTGTGTAGAAGGTGAGATCGCTGCTGCTGGTTCTGCTGCTTTGGCAAATGGACAAATAGGTACGCAAGGTCTTTTCGCTGCTATACAAGCAAGAGGTAACGTACAGGTTGGATTTAGCGCTGCTACTGGAATAAGTGACTTTGATGATATTCTTAGAAACTTAGATACTCAGGGAGCTATTGAAGAAAACATGTTATTTTTAGACAGACAAACTGCTCTAGATTTTGATGACATGCTTGCAGGAATTTCTGCAGGATTCAATGGTGGTACTGCTTATGGATTATTTGAAAACTCAGAAGAAATGGCTTTAAACTTAGGTTTTAGCGGTTTCAGAAGAGGTTCTTATGACTTTTATAAAACAGACTGGAAATACTTAAACGACGCTTCAACGCGTGGTGGTATGACTGGACCTGCTTCTATTGAAGGAGTATTAATCCCAGCTGGTACAACAACTGTATATGATCAAATTTTAGGAACTAACATCCGTAGACCTTTCTTACACGTAAGATATAGAGCGTCTAATGCTGATGATAGAAGAATGAAATCTTGGTTAACAGGATCCGTTGGTGGAGCATTTACTAGTGATCTTGATGCTATGGAAGTTAACTTCCTATCAGAAAGATGTTTAGTAACTCAAGCTGCTAACAACTTCGTATTATTCCAAGGAGTATAATACAACAAATGTAATTCTTACCCTCGTTGTATTAACGGGGGTAATTATTACTTTTATAAACTATTTAATTATATTATATTATGGCTAAAAAAGCTAAAGCAGAAAATGTTGAGGTTGCGCCTCAAGAGGTTGTAGTTAAATCTGCACCTACAATAAACCCAGTAAAAAAACAAAGCTGGGAAGTAAAAAATAGAACTTATGTACTTACCGGAGGTAAAGAACCATTAACATTTACAATTCCAAGCAAGCACAGTAGAAGACATCCATTACTTTGGTTTGATAAAACAAGTCAAGTTCAAAGAGAATTAAGATACGCTACTAATCAATCCTCACCATTTAAAGATGAACAAAAAGGTGAAGTAACATTAGGGCATATAACTTTTAGAGATGGAGTATTAACTGTTCCTGAACAAAACGTACAATTACAAAAGTTATTATCTTTATATCACCCTTTTTTAGGTCAAAGATATAAAGAACATGTACCAGAAAGTATCGCTGCTGATCAAGTAGAAGAAATTGAATGGGAAATTGAAGCGTTAAACCTAGCAAAATCTATAGATATTGATTTAGGTGAAGCAATAGTAAGAGTAGAAATAGGATCTCAAGTAAACAGTATGTCTACTAGAGAAATTAGAAGAGACTTACTGCTACTAGCTAAAAGAAATCCTAAACTATTTTTAAGTTTAGCTGCTGATGAAAACGTACAATTAAGAAACTTTGCAATTAAAGCAGTAGAAAATGACATTGTAATACTATCACCTGATAACAAAACCTTTACATGGGGATCAAATGATAGAAAATTAATGACAGTTCCTTTTGATGAAAACCCTTATTCAGCATTAGCTGCGTGGTTTAAAACAGACGAAGGTATTGAAGTATTTAGGTCAATAGAAAAAAGACTAAATTAAAAATAATAAGGGCGGATTCGTTCGCCCTTTTATTAAAATAAAAAAGAATGGTAAACGTAAACGCAGTATATCAAACGGTGTTATTAATATTAAACCAACAACAAAGAGGTTATATAACTCCTGATGAATTTAATAAAATTGGAACTCAAGCGCAGTTGTCTATGTTTGAAGGCTATGCTAGTGATTTAAACCAACAATATCGATTACCACAAAACGATACTGAATACTCAGATCGTGTAAAAAATTTACAAGAAAAACTACAGTTTTTTCAAAAAGTAGGAACGCCTGTTTACGATGCTATAACAGGAAGATTCCAATTATTAGATTCTACAGACTTTATAGCTCCTCCTTATGCTCCTAGTCCTGTAGTGATTGGAACACTTGGAACTACAAATGATGTATTATATAGACTAGGAACTGTTTTTTATAAAAACTACGATCTTGGTCAGTACACACAAAGAAACGAGTTAAGACAATTATTACTCTCCCCTTTAACTCAACCAACAGAACATTTCCCTATATATTTATATGAAGATAATTTTTTAACTGTATTCCCAAACACAATACAGACAGATATTACTTTTTCTTATTTAAAAAAACCAAACAATGTAGAGTGGGGTTTTACTCAAGACATTACAACAGGTGCTTATCTTTATGATCAAGGAACTTCAGTTCAATTTGAATTAGATCAAACAGAACAAGATGAGTTAATATTAAGAGTACTAGCTTATGCTGGTGTAATAATTCAAGACCCAAGTATAATACAAGCAGCTTCACAACAAGTTGCTAGTCAAGATAACAACGAAAAACAATAAGATATGCCAATGCCAAATGGAGGTTTAATTACCGAAACTAACAGTCAATATTACGCGGGTGCGCAGGGGTTTGTAGTTACAGCTGTAGCAGGTCAAAATGATTTTACATATACATTTAATACAACTTTAATATTAGGCGACTCTGATCCAGCTCAAACAGATTATGCTTTAAATAATTTTAAGCTTTATTCAAGTGCAGATGGTATAACTTACACAGAATATATATTACCTTATACTTTAACAATTCAAGGTAATGGTAATAGCACTATAAGTATAGCTGCTGTAGGAGGTATTCCTCAGAATAACGTTTTAGTATGTCAATTAAAAACAATTGATGGTGGTAGTTTTGGAAACAGAGATGCTTACGGTGTTACAACAGAACAAAATTATGGAAGTTATTCTTATTTAAAACTAAGAGATGTAATAAATAACTTTATAGTAGGTTACGTAGGTAAAGATAAATTAATACCAGACGTTAAAAGAAGTGATATAATATTTCATGCTAAAAGAGGTTTACAAGAATTTAGTTATGATACGTTAAAATCTATTAAGTCTCAAGAATTAAATGTACCTCACACTCTTAGTGTTATATTACCACAAGACTATGTTAACTATGTTAGAATATCTAGGATAGATGAACTAGGTGTGAAAAGAATAATATATCCAGCAAACAATCTTACAACATCACCTTATGAATTACCTATACAAGATAGTTCAGGAGTTCCAACACAAGATAATTTTGAAGACAATATAGAAAGTACGTCTTTAACAGAGGAAAGATGGAAGCAAGCAAACACGAATCTTATAAATCAAAACTTTAATCTTACTTTATATAATGAAGGTTTAGACTGGGCTGGTTATAATTGGGGTCAAGGAGGAATGTGGAACTGGAACTATGGACAGCAATACGGTATGTCTCCTCAGTATGCTCAACGCAATGGATGGTTTAACATGAATGAAAGAGAAGGTAAAGTATCTTTTTCAAGTAATTTGGTTGGTGCTTTAATAGTACTAGAATACGTGTCTGATGGACTTGCTTATGATTTAGATAGCAGAATACCAAAGCTAGCAGAAGAAGCTTTATACGCATACATTATACATGCTATAATATCTACTAGAATTAATCAACCAGAATATATAGTACAAAGATTAAAAAGAGAAAAAAGTGCTAAATTAAGAAACGCTAAAATAAGATTGTCTAACGTTAAGTTAGATGAAATAACGCAAGTAATGCGTGGAAAAGCTAAATGGATAAAACGATAATACATGCCACAAGTAACTAATACTTTTATAAGGTCTAAAATGAACAAAGACCTTGACAATAGATTACTGCCAAACGGTGAATACAGGGATGCTCAAAATTTACAAATTAGTAGATCAGAAGGTTCTGAAGTAGGAGAGTTTGAGAATGTTTTAGGAAATACAGAATTAACTTATTTGTACACAGGTAAGCAGTTTCTTCCGTTAGGTTCTGTTAAATATTTTGGTAAAATTATAGGTCAATTTACAGATGAAACTACTGAGAATATTTATATATTTAGTTCAGGTTATGACGGTGATGGAAGATGTCCTAGAGACGTAACTGCTTTTGCAAGTCCTGGAATACCAGCAACAACAAATATCAACTGGGTTTTATATGATCAAGCTGGTAATTTACTAGATCCTACTACTCTGGGTTTAGAAGTAGGTATGACAGTATATGGTGATAACTGGAACGGTCAACCTTCTGGTGCTGGTGGTCAAGAAGTTGATCCTGTAATTGTAAGTATTGTGCCTCCAGATCCTGCAGTTCCAAGTGATGGTTTAATTGTGCTTAGTCAAAGCATAACATTATCTGGATCTAACCAATTAAATTTTGGTTATACAAATACTATACATAAATATAATCCCACAACTAATATAACTACATTATTAGTCAGAGGATCTTTTCTTAACTTTAATCAAAACTTTAAAATATACGGTATAAATTTATTAGATGATTTATTATTCTGGACAGACAACCGTAATCAACCAAGAAAAATTAATGTTGAACTAGCTAATCCTACGTCTTTAATTACACCAGTACATTATGTAAATGAAGATCAAATATCTGTTGCTAAGTATTATCCTTATGAAACACCTTTAGTTTTACAACAAGCTAATTTAGTAGCTATTAGTGGTGAAATTCCACCAGCTCCTCAACCTATAAAAGGATATCAAATTGACACTACTCAATTCGTAGGAGATTATAATGTTA